AGAGAAATTTATAACAAATTATTCTATCATGAGTAAGTAATGGCAGATCAACATCCAAATCAAATAGGACTACAAGAGTGTATTATCAGTAAACTTGATGGGAAAGGGGGAGTCATCAAAAAAAGAACAATCAAAACTGATATGATCATTAGTTTTGATTTTATGGAAAGTATAACATCTCCATTTGTATCAGGATCTCTACTAATTAGTGACTCAAAAGATTTCCTTAACACTTTTCCTATAGAAGGTGGTGAAGAGGTTGCCATTTCTATGCAACATACGTTTGATGAAAATCCTATAGATTTTAATCTTAGAGTGTATAAAGTCGGTGGTAGAGTTGTAGACGGTAAAAAACAAGTTTACACTTTAATGTTGGTTTCTTCAGAAGCTATAATAAATGAAAGTTTTAAAGTACAAGATCCATTAGATGGTAATCCAGAATCAATAATTGGTAAATTACTGAGAGAAAAATTACGTACAAGTAAAGAAATATTTTCCGAACCATCAAGATTTAAGGTAAGAATGATACCTGGTAATTTGAGAGTATTTGATATAATAGCGAAACTTATAAAAAAATCAGTATCTACTAAAACTACATATGGATCAGAAAGTGGATCAAATAATACAGGTAAATCAGAACAACAGATAAAAGGTAGTGCTGGTTTTTTCTTTTGGGAAACTAACAGAGGATATAATTGTTTTTCAGTTGATGCTTTATGTGATGTTTCTGAACGACAAACATTTGCTGCACCAAGATTAAAATCAGAATCATGGGGTCCTTATTTTGAAACAATAGCAAATATTGAGTCAACACAGGATTCGAGATTTAATATAATATCATTTAATTATAGTTCTGAAGTTGATATCATGTCATCATTGAGACTTGGTAAATATTCTACAAAGATGGTATTTTTTAATCATAGCACTGGTGAGTATGCAGAGTATGTTTATAAAATGAAGAATAGTTATGATGATATGGCACATCTAGGAGGACAGTCTACAGTTTCTACAGTGCCAGGAACAGATATGAGTGCATTATTAAACGAGGCATCTGAAAATCCTGCTAGAGTTATGTCTGCTATATTGGATCCTGAGACATGGATTGACGAATCAAAAGTAACTGATCCTGATGTTAAAGATGCAGTAAACCCCACAGAATATGCAGATTGGACAAAATATTATGCTGCACAATCAGTTGCTAGGTATGATCTACTTAGAAATCAAGAAGCAACATTAAAAATTCCTTGTAATCCTCTCATTTGTGCAGGAGATAAAATTGATTTACGTTTTCAAAGTAAATTATCAGATACATTACAAACAAAAAAACCATATGACACAGAGTCTAGTGGAATTTATCTTGTCAAAGAAGTCACACATACGTTCAACTTTGTTAACTCAGGGACTAGCGGAAATGGATTTACTACGCTAAGATTATTCAGAGATTCTTATGGATCTGGTATAGAACCATCAAAATATGGAGAATAAATAATAATGTACATACTGTACGGAGGAAAATACAATGAAATCAATTGAAGATCATATCAAAAAGGACAAAGAAATCCTTGAAGATCCAAAAACATCAGAACCCATGCGTCATCATATTGAAGATGAACTGCATGATTTAGAAGAGTATGTAGAACATCATAAGGAAGAGATTGAAGGTGGAGATCATCACGACCCTAATGTATTAGAGGTATTCTGTGATGTACACCCTGATGAACCAGAGTGTCTAGTATATGACGATTAAAAATGAACGATGAAGCATTATCACGGTTAATTCCTAGTCACAAAATAGGTAGTGATGGACTATCTTGGTGGGTAGGTCAAATAGAATCAACTGCGTCAGAAACCGAAGGAAAAGGTGGTTGGCGGTATAAGGTTGCGATTATAGGAGAGCATCCTAAAGAAAAAGAGTTGGTAGAGACAAAAAAACTACCATGGGCAACCGTGATGATGCCTGTTACTGCACCCTTTATGCCTGGTAATATTGGTGGAGCATCTGCTCAACTAATACCAGGTTGTTGGGTGATTGGTTTTTACTTAGACAATGATAAAACAAAACCCATCATCATGGGTTCTATTGGACAGGTGCCTGGTGCTACTACAGTCAAGAATGAAGTATCAATAGATGATCCAGATTCTAGATTTAAAACTGGAAAAAGACTTGAGGCAAAGTATGCTGTAAATCCAGACAAAGATGGAGATGACAGTAACAAGATAACTGCAGACTTAGTTGGTGTTCTTACCGATGGTACAAAGAACAAAGAAGGTGAATTTAGAGTAGATCTGGGTAAAAAACTTGAAGAGATAGAGCAAGAAGATTGGTGTGTAGAAACTGCTAAAAAGTGTAAAGAGAGAAAACTCAAAGATAAAATGAACAATGTTATTGGTCAATTATTTGCCGATATACAATCAAATAACGGTAATATTGGTACATTTTACGTTGACAAGTATACTGGAGGACTTTATAGTTCTACAGGAAAAGCGAGGATGTATGTAAATAAGGCAATTCAAGTCATAAGAGAATTTTTGGCAGGAGTTAAAGGGTACATAACAGAATTAATTCAAGATGCAGTTGACGCATTAGTCAAAGCAGTCGTTAGACCTAATGACAGTGGTAATGTATTAACTCCTGTAACTACTTGGTTTAATAAAATTCTTAAGGATCTTGGATGTAAGATGGAAGATCTTGGACTTAGACTTGCTGAGTGGTTGACAAATCTTCTAATGAGTTATATTAATCAGATATATCGTAATGCAATTTGTCATATTGATGAGTTTGTAAATGGTATCATCTCCAAAATATACCAGTTAATGAATGAATTGTTGCAAAGTATCTTAGGTCCTCTACAAGATATACTAGGTGCTATTGCTGCTCCATTTAACATGATTGGAAAAGCGATTAATTATATTTTAAATCTTCTAGGAATTAGTTGCTCAGGAACTGATCAGACATGTTCAAAAATTAAAGAAATTTGCACAACTGGTGAAAAGAAAGAAGATGATGATGAGAACTTCTTAGACAGATTATTAGATAATATAGACAATTTATTTGGTGACACACCAAGAGACTATACACAGTATACTTGTGACGAAGCTTTTACTGGAAAACCATTAACAGTAACAACAGTTGGATTTGTAGGTGGTGTTCCATTACCTGGCAAAGATACTACAAAAGAACCTAAAATCATATATGATATTAATGATATAGAGGTAGAAGAAGGTAGTGTTGCTAAATTTACTATTACTAGAACTGGTTTTACTACCATAGCATCATCTGTTAAAATAAAAACATTAGCAAATCAAGGAAATGCTACTGCTGGTACAGATTATCTTGCTGTAGATGATATTTTAGGATTTGCACCTAATGAGACTGAAAAAAGTATTGATGTTCAAACTTTAGTTGATACTGTTAGTGATGATAATGAAACTTTCTATATTAAAATGACATTAAACTCTCCAGAGGGTAATGATACAAAAACATTTTTTAAGAAGAACATAGGTGCTTGCACCATAGTTGAGAGAAATTTAAAAGAACCATACGATCCATTTAGACCAAATGATGTAGATCCATTTGCACCTATTGATGATACACCTCCAGCAGAATTTCCATCAGGAGATGGTGCTACAGATACAAATCCAACATTTAATGTAGTTGCAAATAGAACAACAGTTCCAGAAGGAGAGTTTATCATATACACAGTTACAACAACAAATATTGCAAACGGATCTATACTGTATTACACCTTAACAGGTGATGGCATAACACCATCAGATATTGTTGGTAATAAACTGAATGGTGAATTTGTAATTCAAGACAACACAGCAAAAATTACTGTAGGTATTACTGATGATAAAGAAATTGAAGATGAAGAGACATTAACTTTTACATTAAATGGAAATGGTGCATCTGTAGATGTTCTTATTATTACTGATAGTGACCAGAGTTTAGGTGATTCTGATGAGGGTGTTGGTGATGACCCATCTACTGTATTTGAAAACTTTAAGACACCAATCGTAAACACTGGAAATATTATAACTGATGATAGTGGAGGAATTATTGAAATTCCTGTAGATAATACTGGAGACGCATGGGCAGAACCTCCTATTGTGTTCATTAGTGGTGAGGGAGTTGGTGCTACTGCGACAGCATTGTTAGATGGTAATGGATTTGTAACAGAGATTAGAGTTAAATCATCAGGTTTTGGTTATAAAAAAAATCTTGCATCAGATAATGATGTTAGATGTATTATTGATGCGTTTAGTATTCTTAATCCTGGCAGAGGATATACAACTACTCCAACAATTCTTGTAGATGGACAAGAGGGTCGTGCAGAGGCAATAATTAAAGATGGATTATTAGCACAAGTACGTGTATTAGATAGAACTACAACATATGCTAAGTTTCCTCCCATTACTATTAGAGGTGGTGGTGGATCTGGTGCAAGATTATTACCATCATTAGCATGTCTAGATACAACTGCACTTACAGCAGTCGGATCTACTAAAATTGGTACTGGTCGTTACGTTGATTGCCCATAATGTCTTTAACATTTCCTGCACAAGAATATCC